GACTTGCGCGTTCGCATGTCCGGTATGGCGTTAATGTGTTGCTGAGTTATTCCCATTTATGTCTCCTTTTTCGTCGTGCTGTTTGCGTTTAAACCAACTTTTAAAGAAGCGGTTTCCGGCCAGTATTTCCCCTTGTCAGGCAGATAGCCATTGTGTAACGTGCTATGAGAAGACGCCGACATAACCACAAGGTTGTTTCTATCGTTATTCTTTTTGTTGAAGTCGATATGGTGGACAACCGAATCTATTGAAAGATAAAGCTTCTCACCGATTTTCGACAAGAATATTGAATCCGGGCATGACTCTCTGAGCCATGATTCCATTACGAGTCTGTGATGGAAAACGTAATTATTGGAAGATAAAGGATGCCACTCACACCAAGTATAAATATATCCATCGGCGTGAATGGTTTCTCCTCCTTTCCACATTGCGTTTTTGTTTCCACTCGACAGCCCTCTTTTTTTCTCCTTATAGAAATCGTCATTCCATTGGCATCCCTTAGAACAATAAACACGCCTGGAAGCGTGGCTTCTCGGGGATTGAAACGTTTTACCACAATGCGCGCACACACATGTTTCTTTGCGCTCTCTTGATTTCGCCCTCACCGAAATAGCGCAAGCGTTTGAACATGTTTTTGCCGTTAAAGCCCTGACAGGGGGAACGCTGAACTTCTTACCGCAAACTTGACAATGTTTTTCAATAGGCATAGCAAAGCATCCTTCTATGGAAGTGTTTATTTGCTTGTTATATGCCATATTTTGAAGCATTAGTCAATCTTTCGTTGAGGTTTTTAGTAATAATTATAGATCAGTTACGCCACATTCCAAACGGTAAAGCCAATTCTCGTTAAGCCGAACGCAGTTATACCAGAAGTCCGCACCTACATACCCGAACATGCCAAGCGGGTTCGCATGGCTTTTCTGTGAACTCGGGATGATCGTAGGGCGAATACCGGTATGGCCCTTGCCTTTGAGGGACACATGGCCGAAAGCGTCCGCACCCATTATGATTACCGGGTAGACATCAACAGCCGAAGCGCCAACAGATTTAAGGCCAGTTGACCCAACCGAAGCACCACCAGCGGTATATGGAGCAAACAGCGGAGACTGAACGAACCGGAATTCCTCGCAGGCGCCAAGCTCACGTTCATGAACAGGCTTTGTGGAACTTCCGTATTCCTCTTTTTTGATGAACCCCGGGAGGTCCCGAACATCGGCGCTGACATCGGAATGCATGAACACGATGTAGCCAGGCTCAACCGCGCTCGTGCCAAAGTCCGGGCCTGGTTTAACGGTGCTGGTAACTCGGGACGAACGGTTGGTAATCAGAGTCCGGGCCGCGAGCCGCAGCTTGGAAAGAGAGATCTTGCTGTCAACCGAAGTCCGGGCCGCCGTACCGGTTGAAGAAGCGTAACCCACAGTGCTTCCAGCCTTAACGTTGGCATAAGCGATCAATTCGGAAACTTCCGCCAGGGTCTCGCCGGTAAGCTTGCTCATGTCCTCGGGGATATCATCCTCATAGGTCAGTTCCGCTTTCGAGGAAAACTTGAACAAAACGCCCCAATGCTGAACCATTACCGAGACATCGGTGTAATCGATGGTGTTCGATGTCGGCGTGGTTCCTTCGGCCAATGCGAAGTTGGCGGCGGTGATCGAAGGAAGTCCGTTAGAAACAGACCCAAAAGGCTGCAACCGGCGAAAAACAACCGTGTCACTTTTGCGTAAAGGCTGCTCTTTCTGTGCGCCGAATTTACCAAGAACCTGAATCGGCTCGGCGTGTTTCAACATCTGCATCTCAGCCCGGATCAGATTCCGGGATGCTTTGGTATCGTATAACTGAATTGCCATTGCTTTTAATCTCCTATTTTAGCAGGTTATGTTTCCCACACCTGCCTTGCTATTTTTTTCCTCAATTCTGCTTCCGTTAAATCGGCATCAGACTTTGGAGGCGTAACCCCCCGCCCTGCCGAAACCTGTGAGGCCGAGAGCCTCTTTTGACGTTCCGCCATAATCGTGGCGGATGATTTTTTGTTTGGATTCCCAGAAGACTCGGTGAATGCGCTCAGGACTTTTATGGCGTCCCGGGCATAATTGCTCGTTGACAGCGCGACAATATCAGGAGGCGCAAACTGCATGAACTGTTTGTACTCTGGCGTGTTAACGGTTGATCTCCATTCCGGAAATTTGTCGTCAAGCTTCTCTGCTTCCCGGTCAAGAGTGTCCGCAATCCGTTCCTGTTCACGCTCGGCCTTCATTTCCTGCTTGATCGCGGCAAGCCGTTGTTCAACGGTGCCTATGATCTCATCACTTTTCGGCGCCTTTACCTTGATGCCGGAAAGCTTCTTGTCGATCGCTGCCGTCAGCGCTGCCCATTCTGGATACTCCTCTTTTAGATCGTTCCACGCCTGATCAGATTCGGAGGCGTCTGCGATCTCTTTTGCGGAAGGCGCATCGTCGGTCTGTTGTGCGGCTTTCCGTGCTGAGAAAAGCTCATTCTGGATCGACCCGACTCGTGATTCCGCCTGTTTGATTCGAAGCTCATGGTTTTTGAAACCGTCCACGATTTGCTGAACTTGCGCCTGGAGCGCAGCGGCAAAATCCGGTGCTTGTGGCGTCTGTTCGGTCCCGTTGTCGGTGGCATAGGTTACGTCGTCGTTGTCAACGTCCTGGTCCTGCGTTTCCGGAGGTGTCGTGTCGAAAACGTCTGCCGCTTCCTCTGCTCTTACCTGTGCTTCTTCTGCTGATATTTCCATTCGGTGCTCCATTCTCCCGGCTGATCGGCGGGATTGTTTGAGGCGGTTTTCCCGGCTCAGAAAATAAAAAAGGCCAAAGATTCGAAGCGGGATTGCTTCAACCTTTGGCCCTAAATAGGTGCTCGTGTTGGTTATGTCGTGCTGGGCGTTATGCCCGCGCTATCTTAATCGAAATCTCCTTGAAATTAATGAACCGGGTGTCAGGCTTCTTCACAAACTCCATGATATAGTGAATATCGTTATCAGCCAGAATCTTTTCAATCTGGTATGCGATAGCCTTCGCCTTTTCCTCTGACAGCAATACGTTATTCAATATTCATTTCCCTTTCGGCCTTGGGCAACCCGATCAACTCTTTCAACTGAGCTATTCTCCCCCTGGTGTAAGCCGTGTCAACGTCGTTCATTGCCTTTGAATCGTTCTTTTCTCTCAAAATGTCAATACGTTTTGTTGCCCATTGAGAGATAAAACGCCATGTTGGGGAGAGAGTTTCTATAACCGGTTCACGGTGCATGCCTTTTTCGTCTATCATTTTTTAATTACCATCATCCCTTCAATATACCCGTTTCCGTCATCACCCCAACGGAACGATGGATGGTCTAACGGGTCAATGGAGCAATGCGGTTGATATTTTTTGATTTTTTTGTCTCTTATTGCCTCATTTAAAATTACAGCACAATTAACCCAAAATAGGCAAATAAGAAAAGCTATAGCCGGTGTAAAAAACAATATAATTAATATTTGCATCATCTTGGCAACCCTTCAATGATGAACTTTACAGCATTTAAAACGAAAGCCCCGCCGTACCCGATGATAATCCACATCCCGAATAGAACCATGAACCACATGAAGGCCATGAACCAAAAGTGTTTTGTTGTATCGTTCATTCCGGGTATGCCCTCCCCTCGCTTGCCCTGCCGGCCGGTTCTACCGGTGGTTCAACAATCTGCGGCCCGGTAGCCTTCGACCCTGCAAGCGCCACCTGAACGTTCAACTTCTCCGATGCCGCGGCCAAGTCGGCCTTAATCTGGTCAAGGTTGATCCCGCGTTTTTCGGCATATTCCATCTGCTTGATCTGGAAATCAATGGTTTTCATTTCTCGTTCGTGCTTGCGCTGTCGTTCGGCCTCATCAGCTTTAAAATTCAACTCAGCCATATCCGATTCCTGAACCAGCTTTGCCTTTTCAAGCTCACCCTGGACCCGGATCTGCGCCACTTCTGCGGCCGGGTTCTGAGGCGGGCCTTGCTGATGCATCTGTTTTTCGGCGGTTGAGACGTCCTCATCCGATTTCAGGATATCCAGCCGCTTGGCAGAATACAGAGCTTTGATTGCCTTTTTCCAATCCGTCATGAGTTGCACATCCGGATCTTGCTTCAATTGGAACAACTGCGCAATGTCCTGGGCCTGCTGGTCCCGTTGAAGAAGCGAAGAAACACCCAGCGGGATAACATTGTAATCCCCCTTGATCTCATTTTTGGGGTTGTACTGCATATTCCATGCGTAATACCTTGCCAAATGCGGCGCCGTTATCTGATCATCCCACCGCTTTGCCCGGCTTCGCAGCGCAACGTTGTTGGAATCGACCATGATATTGGTTGCCCCGAGTGTTTCTGGCATCCCGCTTTTCTCGCCCTGGAACAACATCGGAACGGCGGTTTCCATATCCATAAATCTAAGTGATAACTCAATAATCTTCTGAAGCGCGTCCTGGATATTGCCGGCCTGGAACTGGGTCATAGCGGCGCGGGCGTCTGCATCTGCCTCCATCAACCACCAGATTTTCTTTCCGGTCAACTCCCACCGGCCATCTGCCGGCTGGATCAACTTCCGGTTGATAACCATGTTCTGGCCTGCCGAATCCCCGGCGTTATCCATCATGGCCCGGAATGCGGCGATGATGATTCGAGCCTGCCACATGCTTTCCCGAGGGATACCAACACCCCATATCGACCCTGACACTTTCGACCACTGGAAAAAATCATAGGGCAGTTCCCCCGTATCCAGTGCGGATAGCGCAACCTTGATCGGGATGTCGTTAACAAACACCACGCAGGCCGAAACGGTCTGATCGTCTGTATCGCACTCGCAACCGAGCGCTTCAATAGCTTCCTTGTCAACGTCTCCGTAATATTCCCACCGCTCGTAAGTTGATCCCTTGTCCACGGTGTATTTGTTGACGATAGCCGATCCGCTATCGTGATAGATAACCCGAGTTCGTTTGGTGTCGGTCTCGAAAACTCTTTTGATCTGGCTTGTCAAATATCCTTCAACGCCTATTAACTGGCGCAATTCCCGAGGGGTGATCTCATCATACTCCCAGATGTAGGTCATTTTCTTCGGGTCATCCCCGCAGTTCGGATCAGGATATACGTTCCACGGATTCACCCTGACGGATGCAGGCACCATAGCTTCCTGCTGATCCAGCACGAACACAACCCCTGTTTCATCCGTCTGCTGCTGCCATCTCTTTTTCAGCGTCTTAATGACGTTCGGCCCTTTGATAATCCCCGTCCCGATCCTGGCCGCGTCCGCTTGCACTTCACGGCATTCCCCGTTATAACGGCATTCTGCAAGCTGATCGTCAATCTCTGCCTCCATCAGCTTCATTTTGTTCTTGGCCTCATCGATCTGCGACTTGGCGACATCTGAGACCTTTAGTCCCTGTCCATCCGGGCCGACCATCCCTGGAGGCGGATTTTCGATAGCCTCGCTTGCAGGACGATCGTCTTTCAACCCGTCCATCAAATCCGGCACCGGCGTCACAGCCAGCCCCCAATTACGGGAATCCACCGGCTGCATGATATCGCTGAACCGGCCCACCGCGGTTTCGCACTTCGGCCGGATCACATTAACCACCACCGTTGACCGTTTGGCGCCGTCCTTCGGCCGCGTATAGACATCCCCGGTTGCGTAGTCCAGCATTGAGGCGTTACCGGTTAGGACCGGATCAAACCCGTCATAGGCCATTTCATCTTCGCGCCATCGACGTTCAACGCCTGACGCCGCCCGGCCCTGAACGGCTTCATCGCGCTTCTTGAGGATTCGCTGTGAGAAGGCTTCAACGAGGTCTATGGCTTTCTGCTCATCTTCTTCCGTCGCTTCCGGGTTTTGTGAGGTCTGATCATCCATCATCATATGCCTATCACCGAATCCCTTGGGGTGTAGCTCGCCAAATAGTCAGGTTCTATCCACGAATCTAATTCATTTCTCATATTATTCACGTTCAGGCATAGATACCGCATGGCGTCTGCTGCATGGCTATGCTCATCATGCAACGGACTCCCGGCCGTCAGGGTTTCCCGCGATATCCTTCGACGGTACCGCTTCAGGCATTCAATCAACCGCTCTGTTTTGCCTTTATCAAAATAGATTCGCGGGAATGTCAGCCGAGTTGCCTTAATTCCTTCTTCAACCGACATTTCAACGATCTCATTTCTCGTCGCCACGTCCCACCCAAGCCGCTTTAACACGGCCGCAGAACTCATCCCTGTTTTAACATCCCCGGAAAACCCGTCATGCGGCAACCAAACCCGGCCCCAATTGTATCGTCGCTTCTTCAATTCGTTTGAAACATCGGCGATCGTTTGCCCTACCAATTCCACGTAATCGATAACCCGGAGCTCAGACACGCCCTTTTGAACGATTGGAACCGCGATCCCATCAAGCCCCAGGTCAAACACCAAATGCGCCTTTAAGGCAGGGTCATGCGGCAGGTGACAAATGCGACCCTCTTTTTCTGCTTGCTGGATCTCCCTGAAATAAATCGCACCTTCAACTGCCGGCCTGCACTTGCCCTCCCAGATATTCGGATAATTATCCGAGTCCGTTTTCTGACAGTGAACCCGCTCAGACTCCATCACCGCATTGAAATAGGGGTTGTCGATATAATTTACAGGGACGGATATACAATCGCCTGGCGGGTTGACAACAAACCGCTGGTATGTGGGGTCTGTTTCCAACTCAGGGTTGAACGATACCCATATTTCTGAGTCTTCTTTTCGTATTGTTGGAACCAGGATTTTCCACGATCTGTCCGAAATGGATTGTGCTTCCTCGCACCAGCACACGTCAACGCCCTCAAAACTCTTTAACGATTCGGATGTCTGCGACGATAGCCCAGAGAATAGAAACTCCGTTCCGTTGGTTCCGCGGATCTCCGTTTCCATAACCCGGTAAAACTGCCCGAGCTGCATCATTTCGATTTGATCTGATAGGAGTTTATGAACAGAATCTTTGATGGATTTCTGGACTTCACGAGTGCAGAGCACCCGCATTTTCTGGCTGATGCCTTGGAGAAGGAGCGCCCTGGCAAATGACCACGACTTACCGCTTGCCCGGCCACCGTAGGCGACTTTGTATCGCGCCTGCCGAAACAAAAACAAAAGCTTGTCCGGGAACTCAGCATCGATATGCAGTGTCCCGCGTCCAAGTCCATATTGTCTTATGTCGGCGGAGCTAACTGGCATCGTTTCCTTTCTGGACGTTCGTACCATTAACCCCGATGATTTTGATCTCTACCCTCTCAGGGATCAGCGGTTGACCATTCGCCCCTGTCAACTCGGTCTTATCGATGAACAGCGATAGGTGCTTACCAAGTAGTTCTAACCCCCTGGCGGCGCCTTTCGAATCGAACTTACAGAACCCTAAATTATTACCCTCTTTGTCTAAACATGGTACTGCGGTCATGCACCTATCGGTGAGGGCCTTGAGGTTAGACAACACGTAATCGGCTGATATTTCTGTTTTTTCTACTCTTGATTTATTGGCTTCGATGAGCGCTTTTTGTATTGCAGGTTTTTTTAGGTTCTCGTTTCCAGTGACATGAGCTGTCCTTTCGGAATAGCCTGCGGCGAGAGCAGCCCTGGACGCATTCATATCAATCAGATATTCATTAACAAAGCGTTTTTGTTTCCCGGTAAGTGCGTCCTTCACATAACCACCCCTTCCGACATGCATCAAATGTTGCATTATTGCACCATATTGTTGCACACAATAGCGGGCAGTTGTCAATATTTTTTTTAATAAAAAGTGCCGCAAAACGTAACAACCATTAAATCTTTTTATAGCAAAATTCTTTAGCGATTGCAATCTATTACAAGCACGCCTCAATAACCATGCGGGTTTACGAGTGACAAAAAACGGCAGCGATTGTGTATCATTTCTTGAGACAACCGGCTTTTGTGATTTATTGGAATATTGATTTTATGAATTATTTCTTATTGTTAAAATTATTTGTGTAACATGCGTGACAATGGCATATTGTGTGCACTATATTGGGTTGTACCAAACAAACGAAAGGGGAAACAAAATGGACGCAAACGAAAAACAGAGATTGTCGGATAGAATAAATCAAGAAGCCTTGGCATTGGGCTACACTCCTTCGGAAATAGCCTATGCATGGAACAACGCATACGATCAACCCACCCTTGACGATATGGAATCGTCAACTTGGTCGGCACTCTCCGTGTATAAAGATATGCGGGGGGGTGTTGATCACCCAGATTTTGATGACAGAGGATTATAAACCCAACAGCCTCCCTTCGGGGAGGCACAATTAACGGAGGATTGAGACCATGAAAATCAACATTACAGATTCAGTTTTGGCAGGAAACCTTGGCGACGGATGGATGGACGAGTGGAAAGTTGCAAAAGCCCTCGCTCAAGAGCTCACAGACGATTTCGAATCAGATATTCATGATCGTTACCCGGATGCGGAAATATCAGTTACCATAACCCCGGAGAGGTCAAGCGGTTACAAATGCGAGCCCTCGATTTGGATTGACGGCGCAGGTGACGAAGAGTTCGAAATGATCGAAAAAATAACCGAGATTCTTTCGGATACTGCCCGCGAAACTTGGGACCGTTTTTGCTCAGAATATACCGAGGAGGAT